CACCGTCCGAACCTCGCCAGAGACCGGCGACAAGGTGACGAGGGCAGAGCCCTTTGCCAGTCAGGTCAACGTCGGGAACGTGCTGATGATGCGCGGTCCTTGGAACGACGCCCTCATCAACGAGATGCGGATGTTCCCCAACGGAAGCCACGACGACCAGATCGACGCCCTGAGCCGGGCCTTTGGCGAACTGGTCGAGGGAATGCCTCATGCGGGCATCTTCGAGTTCTACCGTCAGGAAGCCGAGGCCAGCCGGGCCGAGCAATAACAGCCAGGACGACCGATGGCCGAGCCGAAACGCACACCGATTGATCCGGGGCTCGTCGCGCGCCTGGGCCAGGCCGTGCGCTACGTCGTGAGCGGCGCGACCACCGCATGGATGGGGCCGAACCAGCCTCTCGCGCCCGTCGCGGACAAGCCCGAGGACCAGACTGCTGGCCGGGCGATGGACTACATGTCCGGCGTCAACGTCACGGCCCAGCCGAAGGTCCCTGACGGCGGGGTGGACTACAACACGCTCCGCGGCTTTGCGGATGCCTATGACCTCGTCCGCCTCTGCATCGAAACCCGGAAAGACCAGATCGCGGCCCAGCGGTGGCAGTTCAAGCTGCGCAACTCCGACGAGACGACCGACGGCCGCCTGGCCGAGCTTGAGGCGTTCTTCAAGTTTCCCGACAAGGTCAACGATTGGGAAACGTGGTGCCGGATCCTCATGGAGGACATGCTGGTCATCGACGCGACCACGCTCTATCCGCGTCTGACCAACGGCGGCCAGCCCTTCGCCTTCGAGACGATGGACGGGGCCATGATCAAGCGGGAGATCGACGGCTATGGCCGGACGCCCATGCCGCCGGAACCGGCCTATCAGCAGACCATCAAGGGTCTGCCCGCCATCGACTACACCCTGACCGAACTGGTCTATCGGCCTCGCAACCTGCGTTCCTACAAGCTGTACGGCTTCAGCCCGGTCGAGCAGATCGTCACCACGATCAACATCGCTCTCCGCCGCCAACTGAACCAGCTTGAGTATTTCACCGACGGAAACCTGCCGAGCGCCCTGATCGCGGCGCCCGAGGCTTGGACGCCGGACCAGATCAAGCAGTTCCAGAAATGGTACGACGAGCGGATCAGCAACCAATCGAAGCGGGTCGCCCAGTTCGTCCCCGGCGGCGTCAACGTCATCGACACGAAGCAGGCGCTCTGGGGTCCGGCCGACGGCGTCCTGAACGAGTGGCTGGCCCGTCTGGTCTGCTTCTGCTTCAACGTCACCCCGACCGCGCTGGTGGCCACGAACAACCGGGCCACCTCCGACAGCCAGAAGGAACAGGCCGAGGACGAGGGGCTGAAGCCGACGAAACAGTGGCTGAAGAACCTGATCGATTACCTCGTCGTGACCTATTTCGGCTACGCGGATATCGAGTTCGATTGGGTCGTCGAGAAGGAAGTCGATGCGCTGAAGCAGGCGCAGATCGCCCAGATCTACCTCGCCGCCAGCGTCGTGACGCCAGACGAGGTCCGCGCCGAACTCGGCATGGATCCGCTGTCGGCCGAACAGCTTGAGCAGATCAAGGCGATGAAGCCCGCGCCGCCGATGATGGCACCGCCGGGTCAGGATCCTGGCCACGTCAACGGCGAGCCGAAGCCCGTAAACGGTGCCGAACCGAAAGGATCGGGCGAAGCGCCTCCGGCGGCCAAGGCCGACCAGATCCACATCCACATGCCCGAGATCAAGACCGGCGACACCCTGGTGGAGATCGGCGGGACGGTGGTCAAGGTCGAGCACGCCGACGGCAAGGTGACCGAGACGTGGACTGATGGCCGGTCCTAAGACATTCCCGCCGACCAAGCCAAACGGCGATTACACCCAGCGCGCCTACGTCACCCGCAACCGGATCCTTCTCAAGCGGGTCATCGCCCGGTTCCTGAAGAAGCAGATCAAGCCGGTCGCGCGGCAACTGGCGGCCCACGCCGGGCTCGGCAAGGCGGACGATCACGCCGCCCACCGCGGCCGGAGCGCGGCCGACGAGGTCAAGATCAACTGGAAGCCGCTTGCAGACGACGTCGAGGAATATCTCGCCGCCGTCGCCGCGGCAGGCGGCAAACTGGCGGCCGATCAACTCGGCGCGGACCTGCCGGAGGCCTTTGGCGACGACATGCGCGAGCTTGCCGCCGATTGGGCCGCGGATCGCGCGGCCGAAATGGTCGGGATGAAATGGGAAGGGGATTTCCTCGTCCCGAACCCGAATGCCCAGTGGCGGATCGACGACACGACGCGGGACATGATCCAGGCCTATGTCACCGACGCCATTGAGCAGGGTGACAGCGCCGACGACCTGGCCGAACGCCTGCAGAACAGTTTCGCCTTCAGCGATGCCCGCGCCGAGATGATCGCCCGCACCGAGGTCGCCAAGGCCGACAGCGAAGGCGCGATCCTCGGCTGGAAAGCCTCGACGCTCGTCAAGGCCAAGTCGTGGCTGACCGCAGGCGATGACCTCGTCAGCGAGGAATGCCAGGCGAACGAGGACCAGGGCGTCGTCGATCTTGATTTCGACTACGGCGACGGGGTGCAGGCCCCGCCCGAACATCCGAACTGCCGATGCGTGATCCTGCCCGAAATGATCGAAGGCTTTGACGATGACCCAACTGAGTAAGCGCGTCTTCGCGGAGATCTCGAAGACCGAAGAGCAGTCCGACGGGACCATCAAGGTCTGGGGGATTGCCTCGACCCCGAACACCGACGCCGACGGCGAGCGTGTCACGGCCGACGCGATGGCGCAGGCCCTGCCGGACTACATGCGGTTCGGGGCCGTGCGCGAGATGCACCAAGCCAAGGCCGCCGGGACCGCCGTCGAGGCTGAGGTGGACGCCAAGGGATACACCCAATTCTGCGCCCATATCGTGGACGCTGAAGCCGTCAAGAAGGTGCAGGCCAAGGTCTACAAGGGCTTCAGCATCGGCGGGAAGGTGCTCGCCCGCGACGAAAACGACCCCGACACCATCACTGCCATCAAACTGGTCGAAGTGTCCCTGGTGGACCGGCCAGCCAACCCGGAGGCCATCCTGACCATGTTCAAAGCTGAAGACGCCGCCCCTGCGGCCCCGGCCGAAGCGGGGGATGCGATCTCCCAGCTTGTCGATCTGGTGAAATCCGCCGAGATCCCGGCCGACGAAATGGTTCGCGTCCTGACGGACGCCATCGCCAAGGCCAAGGCCCCGGCTGAAGAGCCCGCGCCGGAAGTCGCGGCCGAACCTGCGCCGGTCGAAGCCGCTCCGGTCGAGGCCGACAGCATCAAGGCCATGAGCCTCGAAGACCTGGCCAAGGGGCTGGACGAGGTCGCCAAGGCGCGCGAGGCGGCCGGACTGACCAAGGGCCTGCGGGGCATCAATGCCCTGTCCTGCGCGATCTATCAGCTTGTGGCCGTTCAGGCTGAGGTCCAGCGGGAAGCCGAGGACGAGGGCGACGGAAGCGCCGTGCCCGGCCAGATCGCGGACGGCATCAAGACCCTGCTGGCCGCGCTGGTGGCGATGGCCGAGGAAGAGACCTCCGAACTGGCCGCCGACATTGATCAGGCTGGCATGGAGGCCGCCGTGCCGGACTATTCGCAGTTCGCCTACGGCGCCAAGGTCATGGGCCTGGCCAAGGCCGCCCGTGCGGCTAGGGACGATCTCAACAAGACCGAGATCGCGGGCGACGGAACGAAACTTTCGGCCACGCTCCTCGAAAAGTTCTCGAAGCTCGAAGCCGAGAACGCCGCGCTGCAAAAGCGCCTCTCCGATCTGGAAGCCGCACCCGCGCCGCCCAAGGGCCCGCTGCTGTCGGTAACCAAGGCTCAGGACATCAACAAGGCCGACGCCGACGTTGCGGATCTCCCGCCGCCGGGACTGTCGCCGGAACAGTTGGCGCTCTGGAACATGAAGAAGGTTCACTCCGGCGGCGGCCAGATCATCCGCTTCTGATCCGCCCCTAACCCCACCCCCCGAAACGCCGCGCACCCCGCGGCATCAAGCCCCCAGCCGTCTGGCCGGGGGCTTTTTGCGTTTGGAGATCACCATGAACGCCATCGTCTCGAAGACCACCCTTGACCTCGTCAAGGCCGCCACCGCTGCCCCCGACGAACTGATCAAGAACTACGTCCAGCCCGGCTCGGCCACGACCGGCCTGCAGGCCTACAACCTCTATCCGGTCGCCATCAACCTGCTGCCGATCATGACGCCGTTCCGCAACATGATCCCCCGCGTGGCAGGCGGCTTCGGCACCCAGGCCAACTGGAAGACCATCACCGGCATCAACACCGGCGGCCTGCGCATGGGCCTCGCTGAAGGCGGCCGCTCCGGCGTCATCGGCCAGCAGGTCAACGATTATTTCGCCGCCTTCCGCGGCCAGGGTCTGGAAAACAACGTCACCTATGAGGCCCAGTTCGCCGGTCAGACCTTCGAAGACCTGCGCGCCCTGGCCCAGGTCCAGCTTCTGCAGTCGGTGATGATCGGTGAGGAACTGATCGACCTGTTCGGCAACACCTCGCTCTCCATGGGCACCACGCCGACCCCGACGCTGGCGACGGCGACCACGGGCGGCACCATCGGCGCGGGCACCACCAACTCGGTGATCTGCGTCGCTCTCGGCGGCATGGCCTACAACCTGATGGCGGGCTGGAACAACGGCGTCATCGGCCAGACCTTCAGCGCTGCCAGCGCCGCCGTCCCCGGCCTCGTCACCCGCACGAACATGGACGGCACCACGACCACGTTCGGCGGCAACAACGCCCAGCAGTCCGCCGCGGCTTCCATCACCACGACCGGCTCGACCTCGACGATCTCGGCCACCGTGGCCACCGTCAACGGTGCGGTGGGCTATGCCTGGTTCATCGGCGCGACGGCAGGCACCGAGCGCCTGGCGGCCCTGACCACCGTCAACTCGGTGGTTCTGACCTCCATCCCCGGTTCCGGTCAGCTTGCCTCGGCCATCCCCGGCGGCGCGGCCGATCAGTCCACCTCGTCCCTCGACTTCGACGGCCTGTTCACCCAGGCGTTCAAGTCCGGCTCGAACGCCCAGATCATCACCCAGGCCAACGGCACCGCCGGAACCGGCACGGGTCTGACCGCCGACAACGCGGGCGGCGTTCTGGAATTTGAGGCGATGTTCGCCCAGTTCTACAACAAGTATCGGCTGTCCCCGACGCATATCTTCGTCAACAGCCAGGAACTGATCAACATCACCAAGAAGGTGGTCCAAGGTTCCGGCGCTCCGCTGCTGCAACTGATCTCCGGCGCTGAAGACAGCACCATGATCCGCGCAGGCGCGAAGGTCGGCTCCTACCTGAACAAGATCACCGGGGACATTATCCCGGTCATCGTTCACCCGAACGTGCCTCCGGGGACGGTGTTCTTCTACACCGCCGCTCTGCCGTATCCGCTGCAGGGCATCGCCGGGCCTGTTCGGATGCTGCTGCGCCAGGATTATTACTCCATCGACTGGCCGATCACGAAGCGCCGCTATGACTACGGCGTGTATTTCGACGGCGTGCTGCAGCACTTCGCCCCGTTCAGCATGGGGCTGATCACGAACATCGGGAACCTCTGACGTTGCCGAGAAAGAAGCGAGGGGCGGCCGTCAAGGTCGCCCCGACCTCTTCAACCGACACCCCTCATTCGAAAGGGCCGAAGATGGCCAAATGGAAAGCACCCGCCGACGCGGGCCCCGGCGTCTCCGTCGGTGGGCAATTCTTCCCCGTCATCGACGGCCACGTGATCACCCCGAGCGGCGATTATGCCGGTGCGCTGGAACCGTTCGGCTATGAGCAGGTCGATGACAGCGCCGAAGGTCCGCCTCCGGTGATCGAAGCCCCGGCAGAACCCGCGCCCGTGCCCGAGGCCGCCGCGCCTGAGCCGGAAGTCGCGCCTGCCGAGCCCGTGACACCGGCCGAGCCGGAAGCGGCCCCAGCGGCCGCCCCTGAGACTGCCGCCGAACCCGCGGCTGATCCCGCGCCCGCGACGGAGGGCTGACCTTGGCCAATCCCGCCATGCTTTCCGCCAGCGGATCGCTCTTTGTCGATCTGCAGGACGGAGGCGCGACCCGCGCCCAGGTGGCCGACAACGATCCGCTGCGCGCCGCCTATGCGACTTTCATTTCGGGCTTCGTGCCTGCGGCCACGCCGACCGACATTCTCGAAATCGCCGGGTCGGCCACGAAGATCGTCCGCGTCCGGTCCATCGTGATCACCGGGACGGCCACGACCGCCTCGAACATCATCATCAACACGGTTCGCCGCTCGACGAACGCCACGGGCGGCACACCGGCCACGTTGCTCCAAGTCGCACGGGACCAGAAGGATGATGCAGCGACCAGCGTCATCCGCACTTTTGCCGCAAACCCCACCGTGGGGACGCTGATCGGAACGGCTGACGGTGGGCGTCTGAACATCGCGCCTGCCGCCAACGGCTCCATCGACCGCCTAGCCTTCCAGTATAGCTGGATGAACGACAAGGCCCCGATCCTGCGCGGAGCGAACGACTGCCTCTGCCTCAATCTGGCGGGCGCGGCGTGGCCGTCCGGCGGGGCGCTGGATATCAACATCGTACTCACCGAAGACACCTTCATCCGCATCTGAGGCTGACCGATGACCGCGAACGCCATCGACCTCTGCCAGGTCTCCGACGTCAAGGCGTGGCTGAACATCACCCAGGTCGATGCCACGAATGACGGCATGATCCAGCGGCTGATCACGGGCGCCAGCGACTTCATTGAGCAGTACCTGTCGCGGGATATCGTGGTCACGACCTACACGGCGGAACGCTACAATGGACCCGGCGGCTCGACCCTGATGCTGGCGAACTGGCCCATCGTCTCGGTCTCGGCCATCACCGTCACCGACCAGAGCGCCAACGTGCTGGGCACCTACGGCGCGTCCGCCTGCTGGTTCGACGACCGCACGGTCTACCTGAACAACGGCGAGGTATTCACCCGCGGCAAGGGGAACGTCTCCGTCACCTACCAGGCGGGCTATGCGTCGATCCCCTTTGGCTTGCAGCAAGCCTGCATTGAGCTTGTCGCCCATCGCTACCGGGAGAGGGACCGGATCGGCCTGGCCTCGAAGGGCATGGCCGGGGAAACGACGGCTTATGTCGTCGCCGACATGCCGAAATCAACCCGCGCCTATCTCGACCAGTTCAAGAACGTGGTGCCCGCATGATCACCGGAAAGGTCGTCGGCTCCGAGGCTGTCCAATATCGCCTGAGCGCCACGATCCCGAACGGGGTCAAGCGCAACCTTGAGCGGGCGATCACCAGCCTGTCGATTGGCCTGCAGCGGGATGTGAAGTCCGCGAAGCTGTCGGGAACGGTGCTCAAGGTAAAAACCGGCACGCTGCGCCGATCCATCGATCAGGTCGTCAAGGTGACCGATACCGCCGTCATCGGCACGGTCTCGACGAATGTGAAATACGGCAAGGCCTGGGAATATGGCTTCGACCGCAAGGTGGGCGCCGGAGCCCGCGGCGGCCCGCGCACCCTGACCGGATCCGCCCTCGACAACTACATGGCCAAGCACCCGGCAGGCGTGAAGCACTTCCCCGAGCGGTCGTTTCTCCGATCTGCCCTGAAGGACCTCGAAGTCTCCGGCAAGATCGACAACGTCATTAAGGCCGCCGTGGCCGAGGCGCTGAAAGCATGAGCCGGGAAGCGATCTATTCGGCGCTCTTCGCCCGGCTGCAGGCGGCCTATGCGTGGAACACGTCCAGCCGGGTGCTGCGGCACTGGTCCGATGTGGATGCGATCCAGCAGCCCGCCATGTTCCAGACCCAGACCGGGGAGGTGGTCCAGCGGATCACTCGCCAGCCCGCCAAGCTGATGATGAGCGTCAAGGTCTACCTCTACGCCCACAGCCAGACCGCCGCGGGCCGTGCGCCCGCCAGCGTCCTGAACGCTCTCGTCGATGCCGTCTTCGCGGCCATGGCTCCGAACGTGCCCGGCCTCGAAACCCAGACCCTCGGCGGTCTGGTCGAATGGGCCCGGATCGAAGGATCCATTGAAACCGACGAGGGGCTTCTGGGCGACCAGGCCGTGGCCATCGTCCCGATCACCATCCTCACCACCGCTTAACCCCCAGCAAAACCTTCCGCACGACCCACAACCGCCCGGCGTCCAGCCTGGGCGGCTTTCGCCGTGCGCCTGACCAAAGGACAGACACATGACGCAGAACGTCTTCGGCGCGGGCATCCTGTGGGCGACCCCCACCTATGACGCCTACGGCAACGCCATTGCCAACCCGACCCCGGTGCAGTTCGGCATCGCGCAGGAAATCTCGGTCGATATCAGCTTCGACACGAAGATGCTCTATGGCCAGAACCAGTTCCCGGTGGCCGTCGGCCGCGGCAAGGGCAAGGTCTCGGGCAAGGTCAAGTTCGCCCAACTGAACGGCCTGACCCTGAACAACGTGCTCTTCGGCCAGACCCTGGCGGCCGGCATCACCTCCGACGTCTACGACACGACCGGCGCGACGATCCCGACCACGCCCTATCAGATCACGCCGACCATTCCGAACTCCGGCACATGGTCCGTCGATCTGGGCGTTCGCTATGCGACCGGCATCCAGTTGACCCGCGTGGCTTCCGCGCCCGCGACGGGCCAGTATTCCGTCGCCGCGGGCGTCTACACCTTCGCCTCCGCCGACACCGGCCTGCTCGTCTACATCAACTATCAGTACACGGCGACCTCCACGACCGCGAAGAAGTCCACCGTCCTGAACGTGCCGATGGGCTACGCGCCATCGTTCCGGGCTGACGTCTACATGCCCTATTCGGGCAAGTCGCTGATCCTGACCCTGCCGAACTGCGTCTCCTCGAAGCTGTCGATGGCGACCAAGCTCGACGACTTCATGGTGCCGGAAATCGACTTCGACGCATTCGACAGCGGGACCGGGATCGCGACCTACGCCCTGTCCGAATAATCCTCAACCTCAACCGATCCAACGGAAAGGCCCGTTTCCAATGATCCCCGGAAAAGAGATCAAGCTGGGCGGCGAGACTTACACGGTCCCGCCGCTCACGCTTGGCGCACTGCAACGCTTCCAGGCGCGGCTGACCAGCTACAGCGGCACCCTGAACGCCGACGACGTCCAGACGGTGATCGACGTGGCCACCGCGGCCCTGCAGCGCAACTATCCCGACCTGACCGCCGACCGGGTGGCCGACCTGATCGACCTCGGCAACATCCAAGAGGTGTTCATGGCCGTGATGAGCGTGAGCGGGCTCGTCCCGCAGGGGGAAGCCAAGGCGGCCCCGGCGAAGCGCTGAACTGGGGCCGCCTCTATGCCCACCTGATCGCCTGCACCGGCTGGTCATGGGACTACATCGACAACCACATGGACCTCGTCCGCGTGGCTGCCCTGAATGACTACTGGGACGAAAACCCGCCCCTTCACCTGATGGCCAAAGCCTATCTCGGGATCGGGAAGGACAAGCCGTCCAACGCCCCTCCCCGGATCGGGGAGGCGGCCGAGCCTGCGGCCGTGGAAACCCTGGCCGCGGGCCTGTCGCAAACCCCGAACCCCCAGGCGATGAGCGGCGCCCAGCTTCGGGCGCTGATCGAAGCCCGTTCCGCCCTTCTGTCCGAACAGGAAGCCCGCAATGGCTGACGACAAGATCAACGTCATCATCGGCGCGAACCTGGCCGAACTGATCGAAGGGATGCGCGCAGGGGCGGAAGCCGTGGAAGCGGGCACGCTTCAGATGAAGGGCGCGCTGGCCGGGCTCAACGCTGCCTTCGAGACGGCCATGGCCCCGCTGCTGGCCTTCATGGCGGTGCTGCAGGGCGGACACTTCCTTGGCGAGGCCATCGAAGCCACCATCGACATGAACAAGGAGGCGGCCAAGCTGGGCCGTCAGATGGGCATCAGCGCCAACGAGGCTGGCGCGCTCGCCATCGCGATCAACAAGGTTCACGGCACCACCGAGGGCTTCGGCGCGGCGGCGAACATGCTGACCCGCCAGATCAAGAACAACGAGGACGGCGTAAAGGCGATGGGGGTGCAGACCCGCAACGCCGACGGATCTCTGCGGAAC